CGCCGGCAGGTTATAAGCTGGTCCAGGCATCTTTGAAGGCTTGGACAGTGAGCCGGTGATTGCTTCTAATTCTTTCTTTAACATATATCCTTTATAATCCTATAATCCTTTCTTGTCAAGCTGCTTGTTGCTTGCTGCTTGGCGCTTGCTGCTTCACCTCAGGGCTGGCCTTCTTACTTCCAGCCCGGAAGCGCCTGTCAATTGGCGCGGATGGTAAAAAAGTAACCTAGACGCCAAAAACTTTGAGCCCAGTATACGCATAAAGCGGCCAGGGCCGGACCAGCTGAGTGTGTAGCCAAGGTAAACTGTACAACCTACACTAGACAACTGATCCCAGATCCCAGGGGACAGCGCGCCATCCTTGCTGGAATCAGGGATCAGGCCAGAATACACGCTAGCAAATTCTGGCTCACTGATCCCAGGCCATACACAGCATAATCTTAAGTGAAGCCCGGTGACAATTGTTTACCGTTCGAACAGGGC